ATTAGTAGCACCTGAAGGAGGAAGTGCTCTACCTGTGCTTGAAGGACCGTCACCTGAACCACCAGCAGACTTAGAACGAACAGTTCCTGCTGCACCGGCACCAGTTGAACCAGTCTTATCTTTTCTATTTTGTGCGGGTGGGAGAAGTCTTCCAGTGCTTGAAGGACCGTCACCTGAACCACCAGAAGACTTAGAACGAACAGTTCCTGCTGCACCAGAACCAGAAGTAGTTCCAGTCTTCCAACCCTTTGTGCTTGCCTTTGGTGGTTCTGCTCTACCCGTTACTGCCTTACGGATTCCCTTACGGGCAGAGGCAGTCATTTTTGCCTTTGATCTTACCTGTGCTCTCTCAGCAGATCTGTCTCTGCCCATCACTGAACGCTTTGCTTTCTCAGCGCCAATACCAACTTTCTTTGCTGCTCTCTCTACACCTTTCTTGATTCCGGAAAGAACACCCTTCGCAGCACTCTTGATTTTCTCTTTTCTTGCTTCTCTCTTTTCCTTCTTTACAACAGCAGCACCAGATTTTCTTGCTTGCTTAGCGGACTTCTCAGAAGAAGCCATATATTGCTTTCTTGCAGCAGCACGAGCTGCCATATCAACTCTTGCCTCTGCCAAGAAAGTCTCTTCAAATAATGCTTCTACTTCATCGACATCATATCCCTCATCAATGAGTTCGTAGATGACTTCTTCTACAACATCAGCGATCTCTTCATCATCAAGACCGTCAATGAATGAATAATCTTCCTGAAGATACTCTTCTCTCATTTCATCATCATAAACGGCCTGATACGCCTCCATCAATTCCGCAAAAGTCTTAGTGTCCATTTCTTTATAAAAAAAACCTTTCTATAAAGATATTTATAAACTTGCGCACTCTCCATTAACCATTACGGTTCCAGGAGGACAACCTCCGTCTAAAACATATTGAATCTTTCTATCAAGACTTTCAATCACTTCACGAATTCCAGAAATACGCTCAGGGACATGAGAAAGACTATATCCTTGCTGAGCATCAAAAAGAATTCTACGAATTTCTGCTGCCTGATAAACCGTGAGATCAAGTTGAATATTTACAACTTCATAATTAACTTCAGACTGACTCATTTTCACTCTCCCTCTTTTTATTGAATCCAAATGGAATATTACTTTCGATTTTTAGTTTAAGTGCTACACCACCAATGGTTTCCATCACTTTCAAGATGTCTTCTGGTTTAGCACCTTCACCAAGTTCTTTGGCAACATACCAATACTTTGGCCAAAACTCTTCACCTGCTTTTTGATAATCTTCAAGAGTTAATAGTTTCACAGGTCACCCTCCACACGGTTTTCAGAACGGTAAACATCAAAAGCACCTTCAGGATATCGAGCACTCAGTTTTTCATAATTCATTTCCATAATCTCACGGAAGTTTACATCAAGTGCCATACAGGCTTGAGCAAGATACCAACAAATATCACCCAACTCACGTTTCATATGGAATACATTTTCTTCGGTATAAGGTTTACCTTGTAGGAAAATCTTTTTCACAACCTCAGTAAACTCACCTGCCTCAGCAGTAAGTCCAAGAGCAGCAGTCAGCAGTTGAGTTACATTTGCTCCTTCTGCTTCCAACTCACTCAAACGGGCGGAAAGAGTGGGGTAGTCAAGACTAGGAGCACTTGTAGTTGCTTTCACAAACTCAATGTACTTGTTGCTGTCAATAATCTTTTCAGTAGTCATTAGAATTTAAATCCGTCGAATGATTTTTTGGGTTGTCGGTCTTCAAAATCATACTCCTCTTCTTTGGAATTGTCAAGGATATCATCTTGTGCCGACTGTTCGCAGTCATAAAGACGCATCTTGGCGCGATCAATACCAACCACAAACCTCTTATGGATGGTGGGATCATTATACCTGTTCTTCAATTGTTTTACAAGTATTTGTCCCAACCCCTCAAGCTCTTCAGTAGAAATAAGGGCAAACATAAGATCAGCAGTAGCAGGGAGACCAAAGGACTCACTAGTATCAGTAAGTTCAACATCACTGCTACCATAACCAGAACGAGTGGTCTGCGTGGCAGAAACGATAGGGACGTTTGCTTCAACAGCCAACCCTCTAAGTTCTTCAGCAATTGCTTTGATATAAGAATATGAATTGACAGTGCTGTTTCCGCGATACCTAGAGGAAGCACATATATTAAGGTAATCAATGAAAATAATATCAGGTCTAAATGACTTCTTAAGTGCAAGTTCATTAAGAAGTGCCTTAAAGTGTCCAGCATGAGCAGAAGCAGTAGGATATTCTTTTACAATCAAAGTTCCTTGCGTTTTCTTAGCAATGTTGGTCACCTTTGTTTCAAACATTGCTTTGGGCAAACTTGTAATATCCTGAATAGGAACATTCAAGAGGTTTGCGTCAATTCTTTCAGCAATGCGTTCTTCTGCCATTTCCATTGTAATGTACAGAACGTTCCTCCCTTGGAGCAGGACGGAGCTAGCCACATGGCACATGAATAGAGACTTGCCGACACCCGTACCAGCAAGAGCGACATTAAGAGTTTTGTTAGGGAGACCGCCTTTGGTAATTTTGTTAAGGTATTCAAGATCAAATTCAATTTTTTCCTCCTTACGGTGATAAGATTCGTATCGTTCTTCGTAGTCTTGTAGATAGTCGTGACCAATATGAGTATCAAAACTTACTGACAGTGCATCAGTAAGAATTGAAGGAATACTATCTACACTCTTCTTATCATCTTTACCATCAGCAATATGAATGGATTCCATAAGTGCCAAGTAAATAGCACGTTCTTGGCACCATTCTTCAGTTTTTTTAATTAACCAATTAAATTCTGCAGCAACATCATCAAGACAGTTGATAAGATGAATAAGTTCCTTAAAAGAAGCTTCATTTACATCATTTCGTTTTTCAACTTCAATGAGAAGAACTTCTTTTGTTGAAAGTTGATTATATTCTTGAATGAACTTTGAAATTTCTTCAAATATAATCTTTTGGTTTGGATCTTCAAAATATTCAAGTTTGATAAATGGTATTACTTTTCTAGCAAATTCTTCATTGTACAGAAGGTTTCTAAGAATTAGAAACTCAACCTTCTCCATAACTAAATTCCTTTCGTGCAATTTCGTCCAATTGTAGCATCACTTCCTCAGTAAAGTAAACCTCAGGTTCTTTGAGTATTTGTTTGGCATAGATTTTTTTTCCGTCAAACTCATAACGTCCTGCGACATTCTTCCAAAGTCCACCGATCTCACCGAGTTCAAGAAGACCGTAATATCGATCAAGACCACGCTCATCATAATAAAGACGTACTTCCACATCTTTGTTCTCCTTACTCAAACGCGACTTAGCAGTCTTAGCTTTGATAATATTGCCGACCACTTCTGTTCCATCTTTTTCTTTCTTTTTGCTGAGATAAATGATTGAAGACGCTGCGTATTTGAGTCCGCTGCCTCCACCCATTTCTTTAGTTGGTACGTAAGATCCGATAACATCGTAGGTATGATTAGTAACGATCATTGGAATTTTTGCTTGACCAAGTTTAAGAGTAAGCATTCGGAATGCACCCTTTACAAGTTGAGATTTGGTCATATCCCTAACTTGCTTATCATTCAGAGCATCATTAATCTCCTTCTCAGTCGAAAGCATACCCAGAGAGTCTAGCACAAACATACAAGGTTTGCGTTCTTCTTCTGGTTTCTTAAGGTATATATCTACTGCCTTAAGTGCTTTACTGCGGAAGTCCTCAATAGTTACAACATTAACAACTACAAGACGAGAGGTGTCAATACCCCTAGATTCAAGTAGGGACTTGGTAATAGCTGCCTCAGTATCAAAATAGAGACAATAACCATCGGGATTGGAATTGAGAAAATTCTTAACAACGGCGAGGCTGAAGAAAGTCTTTCCAGTAGAAGACTCTCCAGCAATAGCAGTAATCTTATTCCCAGATACACCACCAAATACACTACCTGAAACGAGTGCGTTAAAGATGTAAGAACCCGTATCAACATAAGTTTCAGTTTCATCAATGTCTGCTGCGAGTTTGGTGTAGTCATCACCAATCTCTTTTACAATATCTTTTAAAAAATCCATTACTTTACTCCATTCACTTTTTTATTGTTCAATGCAAATTTATATGACCATAATTTGGCATATAAATCTTTATCCACATTTTTAATTGTGGTAATTATAGTTTCAAGTTCTTTATATGTTATAGGCAAATTCATTAGCAAAAAAATGATTCTAAATTTGAGGTTCTTTCAACATTCCATCCAATCGAATCAAGAATAATCTTCAAAGGTTCTAGGAATGCCTTACTAAATTGCAATTCATAGTCAATAAATTTATTAAGACTCAATTCCTTAGGAAAATCCTGAATGAATGAAATGACATTCTCATGAATAGGATTGGGTTTTTTAAGATAAAGAAACTTAATCTTTTCACCATTTTGAATGAGAGAATACTTATTCGTTAGTTTATTCTGCTTAATATAATGATTAAACAGAAGAGCACCTCTAGCGTGAATTGGCGTCCCCTTAGTATAGATTTCGCTATGAGATTTATACTTGACTACATCAGAAACACTCCTTGGAAAAGAAATTTCTTCTGGTGGCAACTTCTTAAAGTTATTTCTACACTCCGCAATAAAGTCAATTACATCATCTTCAGTACCACTCATCATCATCTTAAGAGCATCCTTAATCATCTTACGGCAAGGAGCAGGTGTTGAAGATTTAACTGCTTCAATTCCCATCATCTTCAGTTTAGGTTCCGCATAACGAACTCCCTCACTATCCCATACATTAAGAATATATCGCTTCTTTGCAGTCCAAATACCACGATCAGCAATATTCTCTCGCTTCATAAACATTTTTTGATCATACGCATTAACGTAATCCGCCAAATCCTTATAGCTCTCCTCAATGAATGGTTCAATCTGACTTTCGCAAGCCTTATTGAGAAAGTCAACGACCTTCCCTTTATCAGATACTCCTGTATTAAATACTTTATCAACCAAAGGACCCATATTAAGATAGATAGAATCAGTATCAGATGCAATGACATAATCAACGTCATCCGTCTTGAGCAATTTATTTAGATACCCATTCATTCGATTTTCAATCCAACGGATTGAGACCTGACCAGAGAGTGTAATCGCCTCTGCATTTGCAAGTTTGTAATATCTAAAGTACTGGTTGCCGATAGCACCATAAGCACTATTGAGGGAAATCTTCTTAGCCATCTGGATATTGTTACACCTTGCAATTTCTTTCTCAAGATTTTTTGTAGGAGTCTTTTCATACTGCTGTTTTGCAGCAAGCATTTTCTTTTTAAAGATAACTCGATCACCATACATCCTTTCCATTAGTTCTGGAAGAATTCCCCTAACGTCCTTACGGTACATTGCACCATTAGCACATACAGCACTATCCTTATACAGTTCAAAATTAGTTTCTTTTTTAAGAATCTTATCAACCGAAACATTAGGATGCCTGTTATCCAAAAGAGTTTCTGGTGAAATATTGTATTGCATAATCAAGTGAGGATATAGAGAGTTAAGATCAAAACTCACTACCCAATCGTAAACTCCTGGAACAGGTTCTTTTACATATGCGCCAGCATACTTTTCACTCTTCTCACTCTTGTCCTTTGGCGGAATTACAATATCCCTTTTCTTGAGATAATTGTAGATGATATTATCCCACATTCGTACTTGAAAGAAAACATCACTATAGTTTACCTTAGCATCATATGCCATAGTAACTGCAAGTTCAATAAGTTTCATCTTGTCTTCCAAACGGTCAACAAGTTCCACGTCAACGATGTTATACTCTACAAATTTTTGCCAACCGTGAGTATAAAAATCCTTAAAGGTATCAAACTCAGAGTGATCAAGTTTCTTTTGCCCCAGTTCTACATTTGCAATGTGATCCAGTCGGTATGATTCTTGTGCCTTATAAGTAAACTTCTTATAAAGATCAAGATAATCAAGTTGAGAAATTCCACCAACATCGTAGCAAACTTGCTCACGATTATTTGAAAAAACTTCTTTCTTGGTAATTAGACCCCAAGGAGAAAAACTCTTCATTCGTTTCTCACCAAGAACTCGATTCAATCTCCCACAAATATAAGGAACATCATAAAACTGAATATTCCAACCCGTAATTACCTCTGGAGGATTATTGTCCCAATAATACAAAAACCTATTAAGCAACTCATACTCTGATTCGCAAAGATGATAGGTAACATTTTCTTGCTTATTAATAAAAGGACGAGTTCCCCAAGTAATAATTTTCTTATTAGAATAATCCTGTACTGTAATCAAAAGAATTTCTTCATCACAGTTTTTAGGATCTGGAAATCCATTCTCAGAAGCAACCTCAATATCAATCGTAAAAAGTTTAATCTTAGTTATATCAAACTTAATCTCATCTTCGGGATATTTGTCAGAAATATATTGATAAACATACCTATCATTTCCATAAATTTTAAATCCATCTACGTTATCATATTTCTTATAAAAATCCCTACAATCTCTAACCGTGCCAGGAATAATTTTTTCTACATAATCACCTTCCAAAGTCTTATAATTTGTTTCTTTTTTTGAAGGAACGAAAAGAGTGGGAGAATATTCCTCCTTAAACATAACACTCTTTCCATTATCATAACCACGAACTAGAAACTGATTCCCGATCATTTGGACGTTAGTGTAAAATTTCATTTAATAAGATCTTGGTACTTTTCAAGTATTGTTGGTTTTGGATCTGCAATGGTAAGAATCTGATCGGAACTAATCATAAAAACATCCTGATTAACAAACCCACAAAGGAATGGTTCCATTGTTTTATCATTCCTGATAACAAAAGGTTTTATAATCTTACAATCAGGTTCTCCCAATTCAGATCCAACTTCTTCAATCTTGCTGATCAGAATCAGATTGTTCGTCAATGCTAGTATCTTTATCATTTTTCAAAACCTGCTTTTTGTACATATCTGTGATTTTATCTACTGGTTCCACAATAGTAACAACCCAATCGGAAGGAATGGGAACTGTAGATTCTTTAGAAATTGGAATCCAAGGAAATAGTGAAACTTGAAAGGATCTATCTTCACTTTCTCCAATATCAGATGGATTTTTCATTCTAATTGTGCAGGGTTTTTCCAAAAAATACCCAACAACTTTTTCTTCAATAATCATTTCCTTAACGTCGGAAATAATATCTTCTCCAGACTTAAGTAAAACCAATTTTACAGTCATAAATTTTCACCTTTACCAAGATTATTTTAGCAACAAAAAAGGGAGGTGTCAACTGGATTGTGCCAGTTACCTCCCCGTCTGCGCCGACGATATTCAGTTATATTTATTTACTTTTTAGGTGTGATGAAGAATGCTCCTCCCATTACAGCAGAAAAGATTGTGAGTGTTGCTAAAATTCCCATTTTTCAACAAGTATTATGGTAGCGTATTTGCGATAGGTACACCAATAAAAAGAGTCATCAGTGTTCCAAATACTAGGGTAGTGGCGGTGTAGTTCATAGTCCGTCCTCCAAAGCGCATATTATATATTCATTATGTATCATAGTGATACAAAAGTCTGTAACTACTGCTACTGATCGATACTCAAATGTTTTGGTTTAAAGATAATCTTTACGTTGATGGTGCTCTGGAACGATCTTTCCTAACAAAATTGTCAGAAGCCCATCCTCAAAAGCAACTGATCGAACTTCCGTATCATCACTGAGTGTCCATGCTCTCGTAAAACTCCGTTGAGCCAAACCTTTGTGGAGATAATTCGTTTCCGTTTCTTTATCCTCTTTCTGACCCTCAACAAAGAGTTTACCATCTTGGGTGTAGACATAGACTTCCTCCTTCTTAAATCCCGCCAATGCAAGTTCAAGTCGAGATTCTACGTTGCTGACCTGAACTAAATTGTATGGTGGATAATTTGACGTGGTTTCATGAAGTTTAAACACACGGTCAAAGTATTCATCTAAACCAATACTATTTCTATTTATCTTGTCCATTAGAGAAGACAAGTCAGCACTAGTATACCTTGTAAGGTTAGTCATTATAGTAGCTCCTTTTTAAGCGAGTTTGTGTTATGTGGACCCTTTCGGCATCCAATACTAATTATACAAGAAACGAAAAAAAGAGGTATCGGAAAAACCGAACCTCTTTTTATGGTGTTCCGACTTTTGTAGAGTGCCGCACGAATGGCACATCTTATTTATTCGGTTTCTACTGCCTTTCCTTTCTTACCAATATTATACTTCTGTTCCAGAATCCAGTCATTCTTATCCTTATAAGCAAGAACTTTAATCTGGTTCAGTGGGGCAATATCGAGAGCAGAATCTTCATCAACTAAAGTAATCAAACCCCAATCAGATAGAAGTCTGGCAATTCTATTCCTGCGCTGGACATCATTGACTGTAAGGTTTGCGTGCTTACCGTCGAGAGCAAACAATTCCTTAAAGTGAACAAGATAATATCTACCTTGCTTGTGTAGAATGTGGCAACTCTGATAGAGTTTCTTTTCCTTTCTAGAAGCAACTCCAATACGAGTT